GACCGGAGCAGGAGTGGAGGATTCATTGGCCATGCGCTCATTGTTGGGACGTGAGAGCTTCGTACAGGGGTCGCTTTGGCAAGGTGCAGATGCCGAGGGCAAGATTCTGTGGACCATGCCGGTTACACCTATCGTGGTGGCATCCAATTCAGTGGTCTCTACCACCGTTTTGAACCACACGGTCACGGGTTACGTTGGACGCATGTTCTCACAGTGGCGAGGCGCAATAACCTACAAATTCAAGCTCGTCAAGTCTCGTTACCACACTGGTCGTCTCATTATCACTTGGGACCCTGACGGCGTTCCGAGTACTGATTACGAGACCACAACGCTTGTGCGTGTGGTTGACTTGCAGCATGAAGAGGAGGTTGTGGTCACTATTCCATTCAAGCAGGCTCATGCGTGGTGCACAACGGGGACATTCTTGAACAACTTCTCGAACGGTGCCGTTCCAACGGTCACAGTCGATCCGAATGCCCACAATGGTGTCATTTCCGTGCGCGTCTTGACTACCCTCACTGGTCCAAGTGTCTCTCCGGAGATCGACATTCTGTGTTTCATGCAGGGCGGCGATGACCTGGAGTTTGCTGTACCAAATGAGCTTCCTGGCAATCTGAGTGCGTACACCATTCAGTCTGAAGATGTCACCGAGTCCCTCATCACGGACTCGGCTGGTGCTGACGAGGATAACACTGTGTGCATTGTCACAGTGGGTGAGAGGGTGGCATCATTGCGCCCCCTTCTTCACAGAACCTCGTTCTTGGAGATTCAGCCTTTGGGCAATCCCAAGACAGCAGACGCGACATTTGTGCCTACAGGTAATCAGAACTGCGTGAACTACTTTTGGCGCGTTCCGCGAGGCTATGGGTACACGGATGATGGTTTGTATTGGGCCCAGAAGACGTTGGCAGTTGGAAATGCCGCGTTCAATTTTGTCACAGTGCATCCACTGAGCTGGGTGATGAACATGTTTGCAGGATACCGTGGAGGCATCGTGCATCATTTCAACATCCAAGATTCGGGGCTGGGACCGATCACTTATTTCGCTGCAGAGCGAGATGGTAGGGACCCGATTTTGAATCCGTTCATCAACGCGAGGAACAGATTCACGACCAACACCGCGCCGGGTAACGGAAGTTCCATGGCAAGGCAAGCGATCACCACAACGTCAAATGTGGGTCGTCGATGCAGGGGTGCGCGTGGCATGTCTTTGACGAACTGCCTGACGCAGTCCGCATTATCTGTCGTGTCGCCCCAGTATTCGCGCTGGCGGTTTCGGCCTGCTTTTGAACCAGTGCGGGATGTTTATCCGTCGACCGGGTCTCCGGAGGACGAGAGCATCCGCGTCGATACCACTTTTCGTTGCACCGCTCCTACAGCCAATGATAGTGCTTGGCCATCCATTGAACACTATGTCGCTGCTGCGCCCGATTTTGACTTGATCTTTTTCGTGTGCACTCCAACTTTGTACGTTGTCGACGTGCCTAACGCTGTTGACACTTACACACCATAGTGAAAGACCCCAGCTGGGGGTATCCCAGTAAATCTACTGTATCGTCCAGT